CACCACCGCCACCAGCAATTATTAAATATTCAATTGCATCAAGTGAAACTTGTCCACCAGCCCAATAGGCAGATGCTTGTGCGCTATTGTTTCCACGACGAGAGCGTGGAGCCAACGCTCCACCGCTGATGGCTTTACCACCTGATGTGTTTCTAATGAAGGAAGGCATCTAAGATGACCTTACGCTGTGATGCGGTTAACGTACCCGTGAATCACAATAACGTTTGTGGTTGCAGCAAACGCCTTAACAACCTTAGCAGTAGCGTTGCCTTGCAACAAAAGACCCGGAACAATCAAATACAGACCGTTCTCAGCCTTAACTGTGTATTCAATGTTGCCATCTGGTGCAGTTGCTTCGCCCCACTCAATTGTCAACTTTACATCTGAAGCAGAAGAGTTAACTGCGTACAACCAGATTTCATCAATGGTTGTTGCTGTTGCTGACGCTGTGTGAATAGCGGTTCCAGCAGTTGCAGTAGCGGCGACCTTGATGCCAAGACCTGTGCCCGTCGTGCCTGCTGGTTGTAGTGCGAGTTTTGTAAAAGTTGCCATATATGTTCTCCTGAATCGTTACCTAACCAATAAAAATATCTTGTTCAACCGTATCAACACGGCTAAATATTAGTAACTCCAACCATTCATCAGGGTCAGAGTAATCAAAGTTTTGTATGTCAAACTCCAAGGGGTAAACCCGTGAAAAGTAATCATTTGCCAAATCACCCAAAGTTGTGCCCGTAGCACCGTTTGCTACATAGAACTCATACTCCAAAGTTCCACGATACTGCAAACCCTTCTCAGACCAGAACGCATACAGCAAGTCACCAAGGGTCTGACCGGCAGATGGATACGAGCCTGAAAGGGCCGTAAACATCGCATCGTTAGTTGTCGCCATAATCCCTCAATTCAAACACCGCCATCTTCGGCTGTGACCTGTCATCAATCCCACACGCTGGACAAATCCAATGTGTTGCCACAGGTGGATACTCTTCGCCACACTCAGGACATTCAACCAAGGTCACAATGCCTTCAAGTGTGTGCGTTGAGCCTTCTCTCGCTCCGCTACCGCAGCAATCAAAGAATCCAACTCAGCATCAGAAAGTTCTGCTGCTTTCTTATTAGACTGAACCGTTACCGTAGGCGGAGCCATACGGTTCGTAGCCTGCAGATACAACTGTGCAGACTTGGTATCACCATCAAGCGCTTTGCTGTACAGAGTGTCCAGCAAGCGCTGAGTGCGCTCAGGCGACCCCTGGACTTCGTCCACTGTGTCCTTCCAAGCATTACGAAAGACTTCTTTCTTTTCCCAACGGCGTAATGTTGTGATGTCAACACCAAGCTCAACTGCCATTGCTTTCTTTGTGGCAGGCACACGCTCACTTGGAGCAGTGCACAGCCACTCAACATAAACTTGTTGCTGTTGCGTGAGAGTAAGTTCTTCATTCTGTTTCATTACTAAAAGAACCTGTTGTTACCTGTCTTGCTGTGGACGCAGGACCTTGATGTAACGGGAAGGGGGGACTATAGGGGGGATGGGAAAACTGTAAACCAGAGCACCGCCCCAAGCGGTGCGAATGGTTCCTACGACCACAGGTCAAAGAGAGAGAAAAACATGGCAACAAGTAAAAAAGACCCAAGACTTGCACGTGCAGGAGTTTCTGGTTACAACCAGCCAAAACGCACACCAAACCACCCAACCAAATCCCACATTGTCGTAGCAAAATCAGGTGGACAAATAAAAACCTTAAGGTTTGGGCAACAAGGTGTCAAAACCAACCAAACAGCAGGACAGAACAAAGCGTTCAAATCTCGTCACGCACCCAATATCGCTAAAGGACCTATGTCACCAGCATGGTGGGCAGACAAAGTAAAATGGGACAAATCAAAAACAGCCCAACCAAAAAACCAGAAATGGGTTAAGGGTTCATAATGGCCGCCAAAAAGAAGTCCACAGTTAACGCTGCCGGCAACTACACAAAGCCAGGAATGCGCAAACAAAAGTTTAACAAAATCAAAGCAGGGTCCAAGGGTGGAAAACCAGGACAATGGTCAGCCCGTAAAGCCCAACTACTAGCCTCTGAATACAAAAAAGCAGGCGGGGGATACAAGTAATGGCATTAGCCAAATCCCAAAAAAACCTTAAAAAGTGGACCAACGAAAAATGGCGCACCTCAGACGGTAAACCAGCAAATCGTCCAGGTGGCACAACTCGTTATCTTCCAGATGCCGCATGGAAATCCTTAACCCCTGCCCAAAAAGCGGCCACAAACAGGAAAAAGGTCAAAGCCTCAAAGCAAAACAAACAGTTTGTAGCCAATACTCCAGCAGCCAAAAAAGCTGGAAAAATCGCACGTCAAAAATAGACACCGGTACTTAAAAAAAACACCCCCCCTATCCAAAACTCATGGCTACGGCTACAGGCTGTGCCCGTCCCTGTACTGACTGTACTCCCACCCCCACCCTGCCCCCCTCTAGGGGGGAGTTGTGCAACCAGTCCCGCACGCAATCGCCCCCAATTGCTGGCAACCCCCCACACAATGTGACCCAACGCAACACTCAACGCAACACATCAACAGTGCGTCGCCCCAGTCCAGAGATAACCCACTTACAACCGAGACCCCTATCACATGTCTGGCCCGTGTTCACCTTTCTCCGTCTCGCTCCTTCGTCGCTCGACCATTTCATTGGGAGAAAGGTTCTCTCTTTGTTAGATGTCCTGAAAGGCAAGTGACATGCAACCACTACACACAGAATACCTTCCAGAAATATGGGAAGACCAAGAGATGTACGAACAGGAAAGGTTGGCCCAAATGCTGGACGACCTCAATCTGGACTATGACTCATACGACATCATTCACGAGTTCGGTCTTGGATTCGTTGAAGAACATGGTGTGAACATCGGGAAGATGGTCGGCTTCTGCTTAGACCCTACAAATCAAGACAGTTGGGTCTTCGGCTTCTAGCCTCGCCCCAAACACGATTGGTCGTGTATAACTTCATGAACCTTGCGATGACTCTGGCAAGCAAAACATTGAGTCACTATCAACCACTACATGAAATGAGATTAACATGAAAACTGCAACCTTTGAGCAACTCAATAACGAAATCTACGAACTCCGTGCAAGCATTGAGAAAAACTCAGCATTGCTGGCAGAAAAACTAGCTTTATTCGCCCAGTTCGCTGACATCGTCCAAATTGAGACTCGCATCTGCAAAGAGAATGTGAAAGTCGTTCCTGCAAACCTTATTGAATGGGAAACCATCTAATACATGCTCTGTCCATTGGTGGACACTAAACAACATGAACCAACCGTTGACCCAGAGGTTGTAAAACACAGGGTCATTATCAACCACTACAGAAAGTTGTAAACATGGAAAAGCAAGTAGTTTACGAAATTTCAGAAACAACCCAACTGGTAATCCATGGTCTAACACGACAAATTCATGACCTAGAACAAATCATCTCAAATCTTGAAACAGATGTTGTTGCACTAATGAACCTGCGTGAGAATGACTTCATTCAAGCCAACCAAACAATTGAAGACCTGCAAAACAAACTTGAAGCAACAACAAAAATGTTAATCAAGTACTACAACAAAGTTGATGAACATTGGTTTGACCAGACTGTGAGTATCTAATGAACTGGTTTGGACTATTCACAATGGCAATGCTTGTTGTACTCGCTGTATGGATTTTTGCATACGAGTTTGGCTACGAGCAAGCAGAAAAAGACCTTCACATGTCCAGAGAATGGACTATGCGAAATCATCCAACCAAAAACTGAACAAGCGTTCTCGGTGTGGGGAGCAAGTGTGTCCCCACACCGAAACCGCAACTGAAAGGGTTACATGTCAATTAAAGTTGTTAAACCAAAGAGAGTGTACACGGATACGGGTCGGCCCAAAGCTGACGACGCATTCCCATTTACTGAAAAATATTTTCACAAAGCGGGTGCGGACCAAGGTATCGACTTCAGCCGTTTATCTGCGGAAGAAGTTGAACTGGCTTGTTTGTTATACGCAGAAGGTTTCAGGCGTGAGCATCAGGACACTGACTTGTATGAAATCTATCGTGACTACGAAGACTTTGTACACGAAGACGAGATACACGGAATGTTACGCAAGGGTGAGCGGGAATATATGCCAGATTTCAACGACGGTGATTGTCGTTTCTCATTTTCCTATGTACCCAACAAGTACTGACATTTCAGGTCTTCACTCGCCCCCGCTTCCTGCGGGGCGAGATGAAGCCCCAAACTAAAAAAAGTTTCAAATAAAAAACACTAACGAAAGGTAAGAACATGAAGAAAGTAAAAGAAAATACTGTCATTATCGATACAGACGGAGACGAAGTCAATGTCACTGGATGGATTCCACTAATCGTTGCTGGAGTCAACCCACCGAAGAAAGCAGGCGCTACTAATGCAAATGTTTCCTTCGTAGTCCAGGACAACAAGCGTCACGAAGCTTGGATTGACAATGACTTCATCAAGAGCAACTCTGTGGCCGCAGGATTCACCATGTGGGTCAAGAGTTGGTACAAGATTGGCGACTTGATTACTGGTTGGGAAAACGAAGAGGGAGACATTGTCAACCTTGAAACCCCAAAGCAGCGCATCGCAATCTCAAAAGAATCTGATGGCAGCACCGCAATTGTTCTGCAAGCACCAACCGCAACTGGCGGACAAACGGGACCCTTGAAGAAGTACAAGGGATAACTAACAAACACGGGGGGTTCGCTGGGTATGGCCCAGTGAGCCCCCCTTTTTCTATTTTTTGGTACCTCATAAGTCAATCGGGTGGGCGTGTCCTGCGACCACAAGGAGAGTCATGTCAACAATCAGCACCGATAAAGCAAGAACATTCTTGTTTCATTTGTTGGACATCGTTCAACAGGATGGGCAAGAAAAAACAGATGGCGAAATCCTGGATGAAGTCGTCATGGAAAT